AATCCAGCATCTACATTAGAACCGTTAGGTTTTGTAGCTACTGGATTGTTAGCACGTTCAGCAACCTTTTTAGCTGTTACTGATTTTGTACTTTGTACCATCTTCTGCATATCTCGTAAGTTTGAGTGTGCAACTTTTAAATCTTGAAAACCATACTTTGTAGCGTGAGCATAAAGCGTGTCTTCATTCAAGTTTGGGTCGGCTTTTTTAATTTCAGCTAGGTCAGATTCAATCTTAGACTCTAACTCTTGTGTTGCCTGTTCCCTTTCTTGAGATTCACGTTGACTTTCGTCTTTCATCTCTTGCTTGGCTCTTTGTACGATTTCTTCGTAAGATTGTGGTTGCCATTCTTCTGGAGCTTCGTCGGGTTTGTTAATTTCTTTATACTGTGAAAGCTCTTGAGATTTCTTAGTATAGTCTGGCATGAAATTTTCTTTCCATTCCCTCGCCAGTGTTGAACCGTCTACTTTCCTTCCATCAGGTAGGTCATATAGCTCAGGTTCAGTTGGTTCTTCTGTAGTTTCTAAAACTTCTTCAGGCTGTTCTGCAGTTTCAACCTCTTCTGTTACTTCTTCTACAGCTTCCTCAACTTCTTCTGTAGGAGTTTCCACTACATCATTAGTAGTTTCTTCTTCTACGGTTGGTATCATTTCAAACATATTTTTTATTTTTGACTGCCCCCTGCATAACTTGGTCTAATGACTGAAATACAGTTGCTTGGTCTTAATAGTAAGATAGATAGTTTAGAAATGACTTGTCTAGGTCATAATACCAACTAAATCAGAGTGTTGTCAACAGGTTGTTCTGATTCTATTGGTAATCCAGACTGTGCTTGCATCATTTGTGTTGACTGTTCTGGTGTCAATTCTCCAGGCTGTGAAGGTAGTGGCGTTTCATCTTCTTTTAATCCAACTGCACTTGCAGGATTTTGTGCAAATAGCACTGCGTTTCGTGAAAGCTCGTTAGGATTATCGTACCGAGCAATACGCAAGTAATCAGTAGGAGAAATATAACCTTGCTGTACATCTTCTTGAGCCTGTTGGAATTTAAATACATTGTCTTCAGGTAGTGATTTACCTGCAATAATCCTAACTTCTGAACCTTCTTCAAAGTCATCTTGAATAAGCTCTAGGTTTTGTTGTGCATTATCTCGTCCAATCCATTTAGCATAGTGAGGTTCTGTGTAGTTAATCTTAGCTAGTTGGTAGAACCATGAGAAAGTATTTTCATATAGGTAATCTACAACTTGTACTAATTCATTTAGTCGTAAGAATGACTGTTCTATAAGCGCAAGACGTCCTCCTTTCGTTTCTGACCCTTCTCGTTCTCCTCTAAAAGCAGATGAAGCCGCCATAATGTTGTCAATTTCTGCTCGTGAGTCCAACATATCGTCAAATACAATACTAGGTAGTGGCGCACCTGTTTCACGTACAACTCCATTTACTACATCTTTTCCATAAATAATACCCTTAGCTTCAAAACGTAGCTTCTGAGCATCATTCTTCCCCATAACAGATGAATCTACTTTAATTTGTCCGTTTGCAAGGTCTGCGTTCTCTCCAATATCCATCTTTCTTTTATCAATAGACTGCTGTAGTTCCTTTGAAAGCTGTATCATGTCAGTACGTCCAATAGGTTTATTCTCATTGTTTAATATGGTTGCAAAGATATAAGGTTTTCTGGGCGTATCAAAGTAGTTAAAGAAATACTCTTTATAACTAATCTCTGTACCTAAATCATCTCCAACATAGAACTCTCCGTCTTCTTCATCTTCTCCTAAACTAGCTTGTGCCAACTGTGAAGCAGTCTTTTGTTCCTTTCGTGTATCTTGTTCTGCTCTAATATTGTCAAATAAGAATCGTCTATCATCTCCAATCAATTTTTGTATTTTCTGTTCTTCTTCTACGGTAATAAGTAATCCGTCCCAATCCCAGTTTGGATTCTTTATTTTATCTAGAATGATGTTCTTGTATTTGAAGATAACCCAATCGTTAACCCAAGCTTCTTTATAGGTAATATCTGGGTTACTAATAAATAGCTCTGATTCTTCAGTAATTCCGTTCTCCTTCATCAATTCTTCTTTCTTGTTTGGGAAACGTGCGATAACTGAAACTAAATCATCATCTACTTCTTCAATAGCAAACTCTGATTCTTCTTCATTCTTTGCATTCTTAGAAAAACGTACTTTTCTTGGGTCTACAGACTTAATATCGAAGTCATTGAGCTTATGATTCCAAAACGGTTTTAAAACTGCTAGACGTCCAAAATAGAGGTTACGAAGACCCATTCTCATGGTTTCTTTTACGTTTAAATCCCCATACTTCTTTCTAAAGTAACTTTCCATGCTTAATGCAAACTTCTTAGACTCTTCTGAATCAGTTGAAGGAATCATGTTCATCTGTGGAGGATTAGCAATCAAAGAGTTGATAACTGACTCCATGTTAGTGAATATACGGTTTGCTTGTATTTTATTATGCTTTACAGGTAAATCTTGTAACCATGAAGCTTTGTTCTCATAGATACGAGTATTTTCTACATATATTTTATCGACAACGCTCCATACTTCAGCAGAAGAGTTCCAGCGATTATCAACCAGTCTACCCAGTTGTCCGTCTGTCATTGATTTGATGTCTATTTTCATAAAAGTAAAAAAGCGAATAAACCAATTACGGTCTACTCGCCTTTTGTTAGGGTTGAGTTGATTATATGTACAAATTATACCTATTATTTAGTCTTGGTGCAAATCAAACTTACGTGTAAAGAGTAAATCAGCCCTTTTTATAGTCTGTAGTACTCCTTTGTGGTCGAAACTAAGTGTTACAGATGAACTTCTTTGGTCAAATACACCTGCTTCAACAAATATCTGGAATATATCTCTATGTTCTTGGAATAATCTAAAGTATTCAGATTCATGTTCTGTTAGTTCTATTGTGGTCATGGGTTTACTCGGTTAAACATATCGCTAATATCTCCGACCACATTATCATTCCCTATAAATACAGGCTTGTCGTTCTCTGTGGCTTCTTTAAAGAAATCTACTTCTCCCACTCCACTTAATGTAGCAATGTAATAGTAAAGTGTTGAGAATACATAGTGGTCTACGTCTGTAGTTGACTCCCACACATAACGCTCAATTCCTTTATTGTTCACAACCTTTGTTCTTCTCATTGTTTCAAAGTGTTTTATATAGTCCTTCAAAATCTTATCAGTTGGAACAGAGAACAGCATATTACCTCTAATCATGTAATCAAACATTTGGTCGAGTATTCTATCTCTGTGAGAGTAGACAATACCTTTCTTATCTCCTTCCCCCCACCAAACAAGTGTTTGAGGGTTTGCATTGTTTTCTTGGAAGAAAGACATTTCAGCACCGTCATACTTATCAACGTAATACTTTGCCATTGTGTTATCTGGCATTGCATCTATAACAAGCTTTGGTTTATACATAGCCATCATGTCGTCTAACACTTGCCATTCATTGAATTTACCAACTTTAATAACTCCATGTTCGCTTCCTAATGTGTAGTTCTTAACATTTCCTACATCGACACCAAGAAACCAGTTATCTGTTCTAATCTCTTTAGGAGTCCAGTTATCAAGTATCATGTTTCTATCAACACTCAAATCACCAGGGCTATAAGGTTCTCCAAGTACGAAGTTATAGAAGTATTCTTGGTCACCTTCTGAATCAGTAATAATCTCTTTAGCAGTAATCCATGGGGCAAACAGTAAAGACAAGTGGTAACCAGATATTTCAGAGTCGGGGTATTGAGCTACCCATCTTCCTCCACGTCTATCATTATCACTTAATTCTCCTTTACATTCTGAACAACAAAAGACTTTCTTTTCCATGTCTACACAATCAGGGAAACGCATTATCTGCTCTATCTTGCAACTAGGGCAAGTAATCATCCATTCTTTTTGGTCTGACTTCTTCCATTGTTGGTCAAGTACATCTCGTTCAGTTGTGGGGTTAGAGAACATCCAACGACCTTTGAACCAAGAAGCTTTAGTACGTGATTTATAGAACTCTAATGCCTGTTGGTCTGAACGACTAGCTTCATCATGGATAACAATATCAGCAGAAGTTGAAATCGCTGCAGTCTTTGAAACTGTTCCTTTGAAGTAAACGAATCTATCATTAAGCTCTTTACGCTCAATGTTGTCTGTGTCCATTCCTTGAAACTCATGCTTATTAGATTG